CGCCCTGGTACATTGGTACCCCGTTCCTAAAAAGAAACTATTCACCAATGCGCATGTTTACATGCTTCTCTGGACATGCTTAAACTACCTCCTTTCAGGAGTTAGTTTCGGCGTTTGGCACTATTACAGCCAACTCACCTAACTATAGGTTAAACGAGAGTCGAGATTTAAGAATATTGTAAGCTCGGAACACAATACTACAAAGGGAACCACAACACGTGGCGTCCTTATGGTATTTATTTGTTGGTCTGCTCCACTACTCTCACTTTACCAAAGTGAAAGGGGATGTGGACCTCCATAATAAGTGTTCACGTTATCTAGTCCATCGCGATGCTCATCAACCCATTTAACGGGGGAGGGGAGTCTAATAGGCCCCCCAAGTACGTTTCATGAGTTCGAGATAAGCCTTGGTCACCTTTTTAACAAAGCGAGCCTGCTCTTTCTGTACCTTCGGCCGTTTACCCACCGTTAAAAGCGGATAGTCGGAGTACTTGGCCAGAAAGTCTAAAACGCCAGGAGGATTCCATTCCTCAGCCTGGAGCTCTATGTACAAGCGCCTGATGAGTTCAGTACTCTTAAGGAAAGCAAACCAATACAAATAAATATAAGGAGAAAGTGGGATGCCGACGATTTGGACAAATCGAAGGACACGGCCACGAGCCGCCTTAAGTTTATAGAATTGAGAGTGAAATCTCTTTTCTTCAGCTTTGGCCTTGTGGTAGGCTCCCAGTAATTCTTCTCTTACTTCAAACCGAAGAACCGAATAAAGGTTCTCGTTGAAGTGGGAAAAATTTAATTGACTTCTAAGCTCTCCACTAGTGTTATCAACCGCCCCGAAAGGGGTCGTTGATCGAGTGGGCATAAGAGCTTTACATGTCATAATGTAGGTCCAAACATACTTTTCTACAAGACCCGACCTAAAAGGTAGGTTCTTGAAGATAGTAGTCCAACCCACTCCATAAGCGTCAATAACGCCTTTGGAAGTGATCTCTACTAACAGGGAACCAATAAAGGCAGGTCTTCTAAGGGATTCTAAAAGAACCCCTGGTCCTACAGGAGAGATTTCCTGAGCGGGCGAGACTAAACGTTTCGCAAACTCAGCAATTCTGTCCGATACGACCGACTTACCTAGATTGATTTCCACGCCTAAACTATTCATCAGAAGAAGATACTCAGCAGCGACCTTGTCATGGTTAATAACAATGTCATCACCGAGCACGGCATAAGAACTAAAGTTCTTAACACCAGCACGAACCGCCGCTAGTTTAACTATACAATGATGAGTTAAAGCAAGCATTGGCCATGAGGAGTATGCTCCCATTGGTTGTCCAACGGAATACATTACCGGTTCTCCCTTATAATAGTAAGGGAAGGTTAACAACGAAGACCAAAGAGAGGCATCACCACCAATGGCGGTGATAACATCCTTTTGGATCTGCATCGGTAACCTATCAGTAGCGGCACTTAAATCATAACATGAGAATTTGTGCCCCTCAAGAGGTTTACCCATTAATCTACGAAGCGGCGCTATTTGATCGAAGGTTCCATCAGTCTCAAGCCCCCCCAGAATCTCAAAGAGAGACTCATGAAGGGGTTTAAGAGACAGTTGGATCCACCAATTAACTAGTGCCACAATTCGAGCCTTACCGGCTTGATCGTAGACAACGGCTAATCTTCCTAAGGGATACATATACTTATGCCCAAACGTCACTCGCAAGAGTACGAAGGGAATTATGAAAACTGTCCACAAGGAACAAAGCGATATTGCATAAGCTAGCCCTCTTTTAGAGAGCAGTGAACGCAGCACGCTGAATGCCACTTTAGGGTACCCAAGTAACGCGAAAGCGTCAGCTGGAGACCCCACGGTAGCAGACTTGTCTATAGGACCCGCAGACTCAGAAATGAATCCTCGAATCGGTTTAGATTTTAATCCTCTCGGTACTAAGGATCTTGCGACCTCTCGAATTCCTTCGAGAGATAGGGTGACCCCGCTATGTGGTGCCGTAATGGTACCCAAGTCGGGTTTCACCTTTGTCGGAAAGACCCTAAATATAGAGAGAACTGTTAACAAAGTCCGTGTTGTCGTAGTGTCCCCTTCATGTCTTAAACAGACACGAAGAGGCGACGGTATGATAACGGGTAAGCCATACTGGTTAACCCGGACCCCAATAGCATTTCTGCCTTTTGTGGTCGTAGGTGTACCAGCTAAATATAAGACTACTAACCTTAAACACTCTTTCAAGTATTTAAAGGTAAAGTTCCATCCATTAGTTTTCACTAATTGACGGATACGTCTTATAAGAAGTTGATATTCCTTTGCATGCTCAAACTCTCTACATGCCCAGATGGCTAGTTTTAAATATTTGGAAAACTCTTCAGGAGTGATCCACATAGTAAGACTAACCTTCTTAGTCACAAATTTAGAGTTAAGATAAATTCTTGCTTTAATTTTTTGATTAAGACAATCTAGGCTTTGTATTTTAACTGACGCGGGGTGCAAGCCTACGCCTCGTTGAGGACTTGTGACAGACCTCCAACAAAGAATTGCTAGACTGTAGTGGTCTTACCACTATAGCTATGTCACGGGCTCGCCTCTCCAGGCGGCCTTGGCTTGATCATCCATGATGGATAGATGGCAGTGTGGGATCTCCCATAGCAGAGCTCACTCCGAAAGCGTGCAAACGCGGGGGGAGTGGTAGCGTGTCCGTAAGGACAC